AAGACAATAATCGAAGGATAGTTGTCAAACAGATTGATTCCGGTCGCTACGCGAATCGGAATCAGGAGGGCGGTAGACCCGCTCGGTAAGCTTTCGCAAGAGCCGGGTTGACCGCCCTACTATTAGTCAACCTTTTATATCTATGCTTAATTAAATGTAAGCATAGATATACTACTTAGATAAGTAAAACGAAGACAATAATCGAAGGATAGTTGTCGAACAGATTGATTCCGTCCGCCCGCTGGGTGGCGGAATCAGAACCACTATCCCGTGCAAAGCTTTCGCAACACCCGGATAGTGGTTCTTCTAGTCAACCTTTTATATCTATGCTTACATACAAAGTGTATACTGGCCAGTCTACAAACTGAAGCGCAGTTGTCAGTCTTTTGTAAGTCCTCTGGGCTTCTAGTGCTTCGCGCGCATATTCAGTACTTTTATACTACCACGCTTTATTTATTTAAAGCAAGAAGAGGTGTTTTAATGGCATTACAACAAGCAAGAATACTCCCATCAATAACAGAGAAAAGATACTATACATTACAGCTCCTAGAAGCAGCAGTAATAAGCGGAAATAAAGTAAAGATTACCCCAGTACATGAGCACTCTCTGTCAGATTTATCAAGCGAGACTTTTGTCTATGATAATTCTAAAGCAATAGAGACTTTCATTATTTTTAATGAAAGACCAAAAGTAAATCTACTAAAATCTTTAGGCTGGTATCGTGAAGATGGTGAAGTCCCAATTATTGCAACAATACCAACACATATTTTAAGAGAGTATAGTATAGACCAAGACGATAATATCGTTCCAGGTGACCCTGTTAATTTCTATGTCTTAAGAGACACAGACGTTAAAGAACTTGTTCATGATGGTAGAACACAGGATTACATATTAGATAGTCTACCAATAATTCGTGGAACCAAAATTGATATTGAGTATGATTTTTTACCACAGATTTACAATCCAGCTACTGATGAGTATATAAATGACCCAAGAGGTCATGTTAATACGTTCTTTGTTGCTGATGTTAAAGTTGACACAGTTTCTCTTAATTATACTGTTAAGCTAATTCCGTATCGTCATAGTATTGATAAGGCTTCGCTAACAAAACCTAATAATGAAATCAATATGGAATATCTAAACTTCGATAGCAGCGAGTTTGGGTTATAGTAGGAGTGAAAGCATGGCACAACCAGAAAAACGTAGTCTACTAGAAAGAATATTTAGACGCCGTAGTAAGCAAATCACAGAAATTAATAATAGTAGAGTCTCTCAGGAGCTAGGTAATCAGCAGGCCGTCTCTGATAAAATCATTGCAGCGCTGTCAACATCTTCTGTTGCATTAGAAGGACCTATTAGTACGCTAACTGCTGACGAAAAAACGCTCTTTGCTCTGTATGATCAGATGGATCAAGATGCTATTATCTCTGCAGCGCTTGATTTATTTGCTGATAATGCAACCCTAGTTAATCAAAAGACAGGGCATGTCGCAGCAGTACAATCCGAGGACTTAAGATTCCAAGAAGAAATAAATGACTTTCTTTGGAACATTGTTAAAGTTGATACTGAAGCTTGGCACTTTATAAGAGCCGCCGCTAAGTATGGTAAAGTTTTCTTAGATACACAAACAAGTAACAACTCTGACGAGTGGGCGTTTACTGTTGTAGATAACCCCGCACTAATCCAAGCATTATCTAATGGTACTTCTAAGGTGTCTTACTTTGCCGTATCAGCAGAGCAAGACCAGCAAAAACAAAATAGTCTTGCTGCAACATACGGCTTTGGTAATAACAAAGGCACTGAATATAAAGTTGAACCAGGAAACAGGTACATTGCAGGTTTTAATGTCCGCAAGTTTATTGGAAGTATGACATTAAAAGCACAGTCTGCAGTAACTGGAGAAACCTATACAGATACGTACAAAATTGTGTCTGGTCGTTCCATTTTAGACTCTGTTGTATCAACATGGCAAACACTAACTAATATGGAAAATGCAATGTTGACTAATAGGTTAACAAAGGCTACACAATTTAAGCTAGTTCAAGTAAACGTATCTAATTCAAGCAATGCTGAGCAAACAGAAATTTTACAATCAGTTAAAAATGCCTTTAAGAATAGTGAGACAATTAATCGTAACAGTGACGCATACCAAAACAGATTATCACCTATTCCAGTAAATGATTTAATATTTGTTCCTGTAAAAGCAGAAAAAGGTGCAGTCACAGTAACTACTCACGGTGGTGAAACTGAAAAGATTGCAATGGAAGATATCGAGTATGAACGCAATAAACTTTTTGCAGGTCTTGGTGTTCTTAAGGCTTATCTAGGCTTTGAAGAAACAACACCAGGCGGTTTGGGTGATTCGACACTAACTAAATTAGATGAACGCTTTGGTCGCCGTGTTTCTCGATTACAAGTTGTTCTTAAAGCTATTATCACACAAATTGTTGAATATTATTGGGTTTATAGCAGGAGCAATAGAACACTTGAAAATATGCCAAGCTTTACAGTTGTGCTTGGAAAAGTATCAACACGAGAAGACCAAGAAGCCCGTAGTACTTTGAGGGATAACTTTGATATCGCAGACAAAATACTTGGCTTTGTGTCTAACCCACTGTTTGCTGAAAAGATAAATGCTGACAAGCTCTTTAAATATATATTTGAAGAGGTTATTGGTATTGATACCTCTAAGTTTGACAACGCACCACACCCATCAGATATTAAGCTGTCTATTAAAGATTTAACTGATATTCTTGATAATGCAAAAGGGCAAGTCGATACAAAAGATGAAGAGGCTAAACAAGAAGTAAGGGAATCAACGCATAGTAAGTATAAGCATAATGGCTTAGAGTGTACTACTAAGGAGTTATTAACGTCTAAAAACATTTGTCGGCTTTTTGAAAATTATGATGTTGAGTTAGTAAACGAAGATGAAAGCCAAGTCATAACACTAGGTGATATGGTGCAATTTAAACAGTTTTTAAGTGAGGCAACTTATAAAGATTTAAGGGCTAAATCTAAACAGGAGGATCCTGCCCGTGTTTCTAAGTCTAAGAAAATTAGAGTTCGCTATATGGGTGTAGATAAAGGTATGAACGTTATGTTTACAGTTTCAGCAGAAGACCCAGAAAAAAATGCTAAGGCTGGTAGGCCAACCTCTTATAAAACAAAAGTTCTACTTCGTGATGCGGAGCAAATTTTCAAAGAAAAACAAGGTACTACAACAGACGCAAACCTTGTAAGGCAGGCAATCAATGGTAACCTATTAGTATCCTGTACTTGTCCAGCAGCTACTTACTGGGGCCAAGAATATAAAGGTACAATTCATGATTACTCCCTAGTTAAGAATAATATTCCGCCTACAAGAAACCTACCAACACAAGTAGTATGTAAACATATGTTTGCAACACTTACAGCCCTACCTTTCTGGAATAATTCAATCGTCCGTGATTTTAGAGCATTAGGTCTTCTATCAGGGCATAAGAAACGCAAAAAATCTCAGCCTACCTCAGGGCCTGAAAATAAAGATGAAGCATAGCAAAGGAGTATATGCAATATGAATGAAAAAGAACAAAGATTAAAAGAGCTTAAACGAGAACTAGAAGTTTTAGAAATTAGGCTACGAGATTATACTCGTACTAAAGAGCCTGAAAAGATCAACATTGATAAATATAACTATTTAATTAAAAAGGTAAAACAAGAAATAGAAGACTTGGAGTATGATTTAGGAGTTAAAGAAGACATAACTACCGAAAGCCTCCAAAACAGAATTAGACGTGTTAAAGACACGCTTCGTTCAGAAACTAAAACAGAACAATCTAAAGCGCTAAAAGAGACTCTCAAGAGACTACATAATGACCTAAGAGTTAGATCTATTGCTGCACACCCATACAAGCAGCTACTTGAAGCTAACAAAGTATCAACAATTGAGATTGTTGCAACAATTCAAGAGTTTTTCCTTGATGCTATTGGGCTACCTGTTGAAGTTGTTGTTCAACCTAGAAAAAGCGAAGTTCTTGTAATAATTCCTAATTATGCAGTAGTATCTAAAGAAGGCGCTAAAGATCCTGCACATAGTAAGCTATATAAAGACTTAGCTAGTGTTTTTAATGACAAGTACAACTATGATGTAGGTATTTATAATGATGATAACGGTGGTCTATTAATTAACCTATATGACAAGCATACAGAAGCACCTGTAAAATTATTTACAGAAGCAAATCTATACGCTGAAACACCAGTAGAAGAAGCTACTAAATCAGAGATTGAGGCGGAGGCTACTGAGTCAAATATTATCTTAGATGATAAGTTTATCTGGGTATTCGCTGTTCTTGATAAGAATAGCGAAGTACTTCAAGAAGATATATACTCATTAGATAAAGCTATTGATGCCTTTGTAAACCACGAACCAGAAGCTGTTATTCTTGTAGCATACCCTTATATTGATCCTAAACCAGGAGACCCAAATGTAGAGCTTATTTTCGCCGATAATCCAGGTCCTGTTATCATATATGATACTGATAAAGCAACTAAACCTAAAGAAGACAAAGAAAAAGCACTCAACGATGAAGAGCTAGAACTAATCGCCAACCAAGAAAAGGAACTAAAAGATGATACTGAAGAAGTCCACGAGTCTGTTATCTATGAAGCTGGTGGTAACGAAGTTAGCATAGCTAACCTTGAAAACCAAGAAGCTGGTGGTAACGAAGTTAGCATAGCTAACCTTGAAAACCAAGATGACTACGATATTATTATGACACTAAGCGAGCTTCATGAGAAGATTGTTAATGATCCATATAATAGCAAGCAATTCAGTACTGAGTTATTGAATCTCTTAATTATTCTTGTAAAGATGAATAGAGCAGATGATGTCTTAAACACACTTGTTCAGCTAGCTAAAGCAGCAGAGGGTAAAGCAGTAAGAGACTATATTATGGACTTTGGCGCATATATAGGTCAAAGAATTAAACAGATTAAAGCTAGAATTGCCGAAGGAGATAATAAAGACAGCTCATCTTCGCTTAAAGCATTAATAAATAGTGTTAGAAATAAAGGCAACAACTAATGACAGAAGTTTTACAAGAGTTTATAACATTTATAGATGATATTAAAATTATTTATAAGAGTACTATTCAAAGATCTGATGAAGAACTTATGTTCTTCATTGGTCGTGCAAAGGAGCAATCTAAAGGTGTTCCTGTTGAATATATAGAGCTTGTCTTTGATAAAGATGAAGAAGGCGAATATACTGATGCCTTCTATCACTACAAAAAAGTACCATTTGATAGAATTAGAAGAATTACAGGTTATCTTGTAGGAACTATTGATCTATGGAATGATGCTAAGCAAGCTGAACTAAAAAATAGAACTAAGCATTTT